ACAGCGCACCATGCAAGTGTAGGCCTGGAAGTAGGTCTACCGACGCGATAGTCCGGACGTGCAGGACTCTAAATACTGTAACGGTGACGGCGGGGAAGCAGACCCGCAAATTTGCGGTCATCGTATAATGGCTATTACCTCAGCCTTCCAAGCTGATGATGCGGGTTCGATTCCCGCTGACCGCTCCAGTTATGCTCTTCGGTCTGCGATGACGGGGTTGCCCTGAGTGACCGAAGAGCGCATTCGCATGGGTGTCGCCTGTGTATGTTCCGCTTAACGTGGGCTTACCTGGAGGCGGGCAGGCACCCAGCCGAATGCGAATGAATTTGCGCCAGCAGTAAAGCACATTGAAAACCTGTTTCCTCAGGGAAGATATGTTGGGTAGTGTGCTTTACTGTTGCGGTGAATCCCACTATGCGTAGGGGCGAAACAGCAAGTCCTTATAGAAAGAGCAAGTCGCGAGTCACGGTGGCTGACCAACGGCTCATGGAGAGGCACTCCACACCGCAACACCTTATAGCAGGCCCGCGTTAACGCGTGGGCTTTTTGCATTACAGGAGCGAAAGAGGGGGGGATGACATCAATACTTAATGCAATGATTATTGCCATTACGGACAATAATACTGTCAACCTTTCGAGCATTTTCATCCTCAGTTCGTTTATTATCCTGCAACAGTAACAACGGGTGATACTTATTCAAGTCATCCCCGAATATCGATTTTGAGGCTGCGCATTTGCGCGGCTTTTTTTATTTCTTAAGGGGTCCCATGAAAAAGAAAAACAGACGTCTGTTGATAAACGCTCTGCTGGTGGCTGCGATTGCATCAATGGCAGCATGTTCTGACGTGTCGTTCACCCACGCCAGTGGCGCAAAAGGCCAGAGCATTACGAATGCGGAGGTCCAGCCCAATAATACCGTTGTGCTGGCATATCCGAACGGCTCGGCCTGTATTGACACCAACCCGGGTGAAAGCCATGTCTGCCAGGAGCACTGAAATGCGAACACTGATGTTATGTCTGGTTTTGCCGTGTCTGCTTACCGGTTGTGTATCACAGCGCTACGTGGGTGTTCAAATCACATCAACAGTACCGATGGCTTTTACCAGAATCATTGTGAATGGTGAGAACATAAGGATATGCGGCACAGACGAAAAAAATACCCGCCATTGCAGCGGGTAAAAGAGCTAAAAGTTCATCTTCTAACCTTATTCACTGTCAGAGCGAGTTTCATTTTTGTCAAATCACAGGCAAAAAAAAAGCCCGCACGGTCGCGGGCAAAAAAAGAAGTAATAGTTTCTACAACAAGATGGACTTTCTGAACGAGAGTGCCATTTTCAAAATTATCCTTTAATTTTTGTGACAAAGATTCACATTTGATTCCGTCTTTATCAGTTTTTTAGTCGTGTCATCATTTTATCCATGATTTTTAGCCGTTGATTTTATCGCGCAGCCATACGGGAGAGGAGTAGCGATGTCTATTGAAAAACCAGCCCGCACCCTGGGCGAAACATCCGGCGACCAGGTACTGGACGGTAAGCTGCAGCTCAATCACCAGCTCGTACTCAAGTCCGTACAGCAGACTGATGCCAATGTTATCGCATTTTACTTTGGCGAGGAGGAAGGCGTTGTTGACGTTGCTATTAAAGCCACTGCCACGCAGGACAACCACGGTCAGATGGCGCTGGGTGTCCGTGATGACACGGGCAGCGTGATTAACGCCCTGAGCATCGACGGTAACAGCAAGCAAATCATGCTCTGGCCCGGTTATAAGTTTCTGGTGGGTAACAGCTCGGTTGATTTGAGCGTGGCGACGCCATTTGCGCAGCAATTACTGGCGTGTACCGATGCAGCTGCAGTTAAAACTCTTCTCGGTATCGCGGGGTAATAATGGCGACAGAAACACCAACAATTGACCTGGACGATAAGTGGGTCAGTCTTACCGATGGTACACAGACAGTCACGCTGCAGGTCTTCCATGATTCCATCAGGCTGGTGCCTTCAGCATCTGAACCCGCTGTAGATGATGACGGCTTTATCCTTGAGCCTGCGTTGTGGAAGGTAACACCGCCGACTGTGGCATGGATTAGGGCGCAGAACAAATCCTCCCGAATGGTGTTCACCATCGAGTAATGACCGATGCCGGAGTTACACATGGCTAATCTCAGTGATTTACGCAATACACTCGGTGGCATCAGGAAACAAATCCCCTTTGCGGCTGCACAGGCGCTGACGAGTGTCGCGCGCCAGATTGAGCAGGGCGAAAAGAAAGGCTTACAGCTCCAACTGCAAAACCCAAGACCATTTACCGTGAATGCGGTTCGTTCGACAGCTGCACGTAAAACAAACCTGATGGCTAAAGTTTTTGTCATGGATACGGCTGCCAGCTACCTCGACCCGTTTGAATTTGGTGGGCTTCACAAGCTCAACGGTAAGGCGTTATTGAACCCCAAGAACGTCAGGCTTAATAAGTTTGGCAATCTGGCCCGCAACAAGATGGCGCAACTGAAATCCAACCCCAACGATTTCATCGGTACGGCCGCAACAAAAGACGGTCAGAAAATCAATGGCGTATGGCAGCGTAAGAAATATAAGAAAGTGGGAAAGCGGAAGAAGCGTTCACCAAATGGTACCCGACGTGAGGCGAGAAAGATGCGCCCACCAAAGCTGCTTATTCGCTTCGGTAATGCGCTGGAGGTTAAAGAGCATCTGAACTATTTCGACCGTGCCAACAAAATGGCAGAGGCGCTGATGCCATCAGCATTAAGCCAGGCAATGGCCGAGGCACTACGAACGGCGAAACCATGAGAGAAGATAATGGAAAAAGAATCTGATGTTTCAGCAACCATATTATCAACGGTGTCTATTGATAATATGCAATCCGCTATAGCCGGTGTGCTCAGGTGCTGTGACAGTGAATGCAATTGCCTGTCGACGGCAGGCATTGATACCCAGTGCAATCGCTATTCCGGTGTTGTCTACGGATGCAGCAAGGGGGAGGTGCCGTTTGAGTGTGGCTACCCTCCTGCAGAGTGACAAATGGGACCTCTTTTTTCTGTCAAAAAAACAGACCGGGGGAGGGGATCAAAAATGGGTCCCTCCTGACGACTTTTTATTTCACGGGCATTGCGCGCCGCGTTGTTTTTCTAGCTAAAAATTTTTGAGTTTGTGTCCCATGTCCCACGTGCATACTTATGCATAATCTTCTGTAGCCCTTGCCGTTGCTGGATTGTCCGCCTTAAACGTGTGGGACATTTGCATGGGACATTGTCAGATATGTCCCACGGTATGTCCCATCGAATGTCCCACGGGCATGTCCCACGAAAATGAGGCCAGTTTGTCCCATGACAACCATGAACCGCATCGAATATGCCCGCCATACTGGCGTGGACAGGAAAACAATTTCCCGCTGGATCAAGGCGGGAAAATACATCGTTCTTTCAGGCGATGACATTGACGTTGAAGCAAGCGATCGGGCTGTTGCTCTCTGGCGTGACAGCACGGACGGGAGAACTAAAAATGCGTCTAAGTCATGTCACGCGACTGTGCCAGAACCGGTACCACTGAGTGTCACAAGTGCCAGCTCACCGGATGATGCCGAGGATTTCGTTAAGGCGTTTATGCTGGCTAATGGTACGGACATGTCCAAAGAAGAAGCCAGCCGCGTCAAAGAAAATTATCTGGCCTTGCTGACCAAACTGGAGTTCCAGCAGAAGGACGGCCAGCTCATCGAACTGGAGCAGGCAGAAAAGGTGCTGTTTGATTGTTTTCGGGCCCAGCGGGATTCATGGCTGAACTGGCCCTCAAGGGTTGCCCCTCTGATGGCCGCCGATCTTGATGTGCCTGCTGACAGGATGACCGAGGTATTAGCTGAGCATGTCCACAAACACATTACCAGCCTCGGAGAGCCTGAGTTTAACGCAGCGGAAGACTGAGCGCCTTGCGGTCAGCGTCCGTAAAGGCTGGACACCTCCGCCGAGAATAAGCGTTCCCGACTGGGCCGATGAATACCGCAAGCTCGCCAAAGAGTCCGGCAGTACGTCAGGGAACTGGGAAACCGCGACCGTCGAAATTGCCAGGGGCCCGATGCTTGCGGCCACGGAGTCTGGGGTCCATATCATCACCGTGATGTGCTGCACTCAGTTGATGAAAACAGCGTTGCTGGAAAATCTGTTCGGGTATTTTGCGCATCTGGATCCGTGTCCGATGTTGCTGCTGCAGCCGAAAGAGGCCGCCGCTGAACAATTCTCAAAAGAACGTATCACTCCGATGTTGCGTGTCACGCCGGTACTAAGACAGTTGGTGGGCGGTAACAAGCAGAAAAATTCGAAAGAGACTCTGCTGTATAAATCATTCACCGGCGGCTTTCTGGCGCTGGCTGGTGCCGGGAGTCCTGACAACCTTGCCCGTCGCCCCATTCGTATCTTGCTGGCAGATGAGGTGGACAAATATCCCGTCACCCGCGAAGGGGATCCGATTGCCCTGGCTGAGGAACGAACGGCAACGTTTGGCCTGAACTGGCTTTCCATTCGTGCCTGCTCCCCCACAGTGGAGGACGAAAGCCGGATTGCGGACAGCTACGCGGATTCAGATCAACGGCGGGCTTCAGTGGAATGCCCGCACTGTGCTCACCGTCAGTTTCCTGATTTCTTTAAACATGTGCACTGGACCAAAGACGAGGACGGCGGACATCGGCCTGAAACGGCCCGCCTGCACTGTGAAAGCTGCGGCGTGGCCTGGTCAGAAGGTGATCGGCTCCGGTCCCTGAAAAACATTTGCTGGCATCAGACACGAACCTTTGAGTGCTGCGGGGTCCGGCAGTCGCCGCTGATTGAGTATGAAAACATTTGGCGCGATAACGATGATACAGCGGTAGATCGGGTCTGGTCATGGTCTGCTGACGATCGCCACGCGGTGTATCGCGCCCGATGCCGGTGCTGTGGTGCACTGCCGGTGAGTAATATCCATGCGGGTTTTCAGGCGTCGAAGTTGTTCAGCCCCTGGCAGAAAGATAAACCGTCCGATATCGCGGGCAAATATCTGAAAGCAAAAGGTGACCCGGATAAGGAGCAGGCCTGGTGGAATACCCAGATGGGCCTGCCGCACCGGCCCGTACACGGCAAAGCCATTCAGCTGGATGTGCTGCTGGCCCGGCGTGAAGTGTATGGGGCGGAGGTGCCTGACGGTGTGGGCGTGCTGACGGCAGGGATAGACACGCAGGATAACCGTCTTGAAATCGAAGTGGTGGGCTGGGGACGGGATGAAGAGTCCTGGTCCATCGCTTACGACGTGATTGAGGGTGATCTGGAAACGCCTGAACCATGGGATCGTCTCGATGCCTACCTGCAGCAGATTTGGCGGCGGGCTGACGGTCGCGGATTTGTCATCAAAGCGGCCTGTCATGACTCCGGGGGCTCGCACTCCCAGAAAGTCTATGACTTTGCGAAAGCCCGTCTGGCACGTCGCATCTGGGCCATCAAAGGGGAATCGGCCCGTAACGGTAAACGTTCGCCGGTGTGGCCGAACAAGCAACCGACATCCCGAAGCAAGAAGTCTTACCGCCCGGTCATTCTGGGGGTGAACTCAGCCAAGGACTCTGTCCGGGGGCGTCTGCATATCGAGACACCGGGTCCGGGGTACATGCATTACCCGTCAGATCGGGATATGGGCTGGTTTGAGCAGTTGCTGTCCGAACGGCTGGTGGTGAAAGAAATCAGCGGGCACCGGTTTACCGTCTGGGAGTTGCCGGGCGGAAAGGCAAACGAAGGGCTGGACTGCAGGGTATACGCTTACGCGGCGCTGCACGGGCTGATGCATATCGGCTTTAAGCTCAATGCAACAGTGGAAAGCGTCAGCGCAAACCCTGAAAGCCTGTTACCGCCGCCGGCGGCACCAGAGGAAAAACACAGCTTGCGCCTGCCTGGTGCAGAACTGCCGGCGACACCGGAAAAACCAAAAAAACTCCCTCTTCATAAACGACTAGCCAGGTAATTTCATGACTGCTAACTGTGGCCCGCTTGCGGGCATGACGCCGGACCAGCTCCGGGCGGCGCTTGCGGCTGCGCAAAAGGCCTATACCGATCTGATGATGGGTCAGATGGGCGTGTCCTTTTCTTATGCCCAGGGGGACGGGACTCGCTCCGTGACATACAAGCCTGCGAGCCTGGAAAACCTCAATCAGTTTATCCGCCAGCTCCAGCAGGCGCTGGGTATCTGTCCTTGCCCACGCAGTCGCTATCAACGATTCAGGTACTGATATGACAAAAATAACGTTCCTGGGGCCCGATGGCCATCCGCTTCCTCAGCCCGCAACGCCGGTCTCCGGTCGTGGACGAACATCCGCGCTGGTGGGCAACAGGGGGATACCTTACGACGCGGCGGATGTGAACAGCGATCAGCTGGCAAACTGGCGGCCATCCCTGTGGTCTCCGGACAATGAAATCAACCCTTACCGTGATCGGATAGTTTCGCGGGCCCGTGACCTGGTTCGCAACGATGGCTGGGGGGCGGGCATTGTCACCCGCACACAGGATAACGTCATAGGGCCATCGTTCCGGCCGGTGCTGAGTCCGGATTACCGGGCGCTGGCGCATATCAGTGGAAACAGCGCCTTTGATATTGGCTGGGCCAAAGAATACAAACGCGCGGTTGAGGCTGCATGGCGCAGCTGGGTGTCCGATCCGGGGCGATGGTGTGATGTTGAGCGCCAGCTGACTGTCTCGCAGCAGCTGCGTCTGGCTTTCCGGCACAAGCTGGTGGACGGTGACGCGCTGGGCTACCTGCAGTACCGGCCTGATCGTCTCGGATATGGCAGAGCCCGCTTTGCCACTACCCTGCAGATTATCGATCCAGACCGGCTGAGTAACCCGCAGCAGATGATGGATCTCAAATACATGCGCGGCGGGGTGGAAATCGACGATGACGGCGCGCCGGTGTATTACCACATCCGGGAGGCGCACATGGGAGACTGGTGGAGTGCCCCGGAAACGGTGATATGGCAGAGAATCCCGCGTGAAACCCGTTGGGGCCGTCCGGTGATTGTCCATGACTTTGACCATGACCGCGGCGCACAGCATCGCGGCGTGGGAATACTGACGCCGATTGTGCAGCGTATGAAAATGCTCACGAAGTATGACCAGAGCGAGCTGGAGGCAGCGGTGCTCAATGCGGTGTTCGGCGCATACCTCAAGTCACCGTTTGACCCGAGCGTGGCGGCTGAAGCGATGGGCGATACTGCCGCAGATGTGGCGAACGCGGAAGGATGGTCCAGTTACCAGGATGCGAGGGGAGATTATTACAACGACAACCGCCTGATGATGAATCACGGCGTGGGGATCATGAAGCTGTGGCCCAGTGAAGAAATTGGGACGGTAGATGCTCAACGGCCAAACAGTAATTTTGCCGATTTTGAAAACGCTATGCTGCGAAACCTTGCTGCCGCTACCGGCCTTTCCGCCCAGCAAATCAGCCAGGACTGGTCTGATGTGAACTACAGCTCCGCCCGCGCGGCCATGCTGGAGGCGTGGAAAACGCTGAACCGCCGGCGTGAGGACTTTGGCTCCGGCTTTGCCCAGCCCGTTCTGGTGGGTTTTATGGAAGAGTTACACGAATTCAACGATCTCCCTCTCCCCCGTAACGCGCCGGATTTTGCTGAGGCACGCGCGGCCTATTCGCGCGCCCGCTGGATGGGGCCGGGGCGTGGCTGGGTTGATCCGGTTGCCGAGAAAAAGGGCGTTATTCTGGGTCTCGATGCCGGTATTTCCACCATGGAGCAGGAGGTGGCCGAGAGCATGGGCGCTGACTGGGAGGAGATTGTGGACCAGCGAAGCTTTGAAATTAATTACTTTAAAGAGAAGGGGATGCCGCCGCCGAGCTGGGCACAGGCAAACGTAATGGCCCCTGAAACAATCAAGGATCCGGAGGAAGAGTGAATTTACCCCATCTCGCCCAGCGGGTGTTTAACACGCCGCTGATGCTCCACCCGCTTAAGGCGGAAATTGTCATGACCGCGCTGATGGAGCGCTTTGGTATTGCGCGCGTGTCGGCCGGTGCCTGGTCCGATGAAGACGAAGAGCCTTTCCGGCGAAAGGGCAGGGATAGCGGTTATGACGTGCTTGAAGGTATTGCCGTTATCCCCGTTCACGGCACGCTGGTTCAGAAACTCGGGAGCCTGCGGCCGTATAGCGGCATGACTGGCTATGACGGGATACGCCAGTCCTTTCTGAATGCCCTGCATGACCCGGAGGTGAAGGCAATTTGTCTCGATGTGGATTCCCCGGGCGGTGAGGTGGGCGGCTGTTTTGACCTGGTCGATTTGATTTATGCCAGCCGGGGCAAAAAGCCGATACACGCCATTCTCACCGAAAGCGCCTTTTCGGCGGCTTACGCCATCGCCAGCGCAGCGGACAGGATCGTGGTTCCACGCACCGGTGGTGTTGGCTCGATTGGCTGCATTGTCATTCACTGCGACTGGTCACAGCGCATCGAGAAAGAGGGCCTGCAGGTCAGCATTATCACGTTCGGCGATCGTAAGGCCGAAACCAATTCCCTGCGCCCGCTGAGTGACCAGGCGCGGGCAGGGATACAGGCAGAAGTGGATGCCGCCGGCGTGCTGTTTGTGGACACCGTTGCCCGCAATCGCGGACTGGCGGTCTCCGTGGTCCGTAACACACAGGCCGCGTGCCTGCTGGCGGAAGAGGGGGTGAGGCTCGGCTTTGCTGATGCCGTGCTTTCCCCGGATGACGCGTTTTATGAGCTGTTAACAACAACAGGAGTAAGTCATGTTTAAATTTGGGCACCTTCTCGGGGGTAAAGCCTCCCGCAGGCTGGAAGAGGACAACCAGGACGATCCGGAGCTGGATGACGACAAACAACCACAGGGTAAGACACGCGGCCGCCGCGTGGACGATAATCCGGACGACCCGGATAACGACCCTGACGCGGGGGATGATCCAGAAGACCCGGACAGTCCGGATAAACAGGGGCGTAAGGCGAAAAAAGCAAAAGCGAAATCCCGCCGCGCGGATGGTGATACGGACGTGGACGGTGAAGACGATGACGGCGACGATCATGTCGATGACCCGGACGACAAACAGGCGCGAATGGACGAACGTACCCGCTGCGCCCGCATTTTCGGCAGCACGCACGCGGCAGGCAATACCGCGCTGGCCGCCTCGCTGGCGTTCAATACCGGGATGAGCTCTGCCGCTGCCATTCAGGTGATGGCAAACACAGGCCCGCAGGTCTCCGCGCCTGCAGCAACACGTCGAATAAATCTCGATGAGCGTATGCGTGCGGAAAATCTGCCGAAACTGAAACAGGATACGCGGCAGCAGGGCGGACTTAATGCGCTGGTCAGCCAGTATCAGAAACTCTCCGGACGAGGTAAATAATCATGGTTGAAGTAATTGGCGATAACCCGTTTTCACCGGGAATGCAGAGCTATACGTATGTGCCGGACCAGCTGATCGCAGGTAACCTGCAACTGGTGACGGACACGGTCGATATTGGCGGGGCCGCTCCGCTGGTGCGTGGAACCATCCTGGGTCAAATCACCGCGACCGGGGTGTATGTTCTGAGCGTGCAAACGGCCACCGATGGCAGCGAAGTGCCCAGCGCCGTGCTGGTGGATAATGTCAGTCCGGGCGGTGCCACCGTTCGCGGCGGAATTTATGAGCTGGGTCTCTTTAACCAGAACCGTATCACCTTTGACAGCAGCTGGACGCTCCCGGCACTGAAGACCGCGCTGCGTCCGTTCTCTATTTTTCTGCGCGACAGCCTGCAGGCCCCGGCCTCCTGATTTTTAGTTAATCCCCTTTTTTAGTGTGACCGTGCTGTTAACTGGCAGGGTTTCGCACATCCTTTTATCGAGGTTTTTAATGGATCATCAAATTAATATTTACGACACCATGACGCTGGTCGAGGTGGTGCCGAACCTGATGACGTCGCAGAATTTCCTGCTGAACAGATTTTTCCCAAATGTTGTGGAGTCGGATACTGAGTTCGTCGCCATCGATGTGGACGTGGGCCGCCGCCGTATGGCCCCGTTCTGTTCCCCGCTGGTGGCAGGAAAGCTGGTGGAAAGCCGCCGCTACCAGACCAATATGTACAAGCCACCTTATATCAAGGACAAGCGAGCCCCCGATCTGCGCAAGCCCATCCGTCGCCAGATTGGTGAGCAGATTGGCGGCAATATCCCTGCATCGGATAGGGCTGCGTTAAACATGGTTTTTGAGATGGCCGACCAAATCGATGTGCTGAACCGTCGCCAGGAATGGATGGCCGCGAATGCGATGATGACCGGCACCATCACTGTGGTGGGTGAAGGTCTGGATACAGAGGTGATTGATTTTCAACGCGATCCGGCTCTCACTATTGCGCTTTCCGGTGCGGATAAATGGCCGCTGGCCGTTGCTGAGGGAGCGACCAACAATCTGCCCACACAGGATATTGAGCGCTGGCAGACACTTATTCTGCAAAAAAGCGGTGCCGTGGCGACAGACCTGATTTTCACTAACGCGTCGTGGGCGGCGTTCCGCCTCGATACCACCGTTAAGGATAACGCCATCACGTTCCCTGCGCTGAGTCCGTACGGTAACCAGGTGGATGCGGGGGCTCGCGTGGAGCTGGGCGCGGTGTACAAGGGGCGCTGGGGTCAGTTCGACCTGTGGCTCTATAACGACTGGTTTATCGACCCGGTTGATGACGTTGAAAAACCGATGCTGACGGATGGTGCCGTGATTATGTCCGGTCCGAATCTGATGGGCACCCGTGCCTATGGCGCCATTCTCGATCCGGCATTTAACTACGGCGCGCTGGCTTACGCACCTAAGACGTGGGTGGAGAATGATCCTCCACAGCGTTTTCTGATGATGCAGTCTGCCCCGCTGGTTATCCCGAGCCGTGTGAATGCCGCACTCTGTGCCACTGTGGTTTAAGGAGTTGTCATGAGCACTTTACTGGATATGGTCGTGGCGAAAGGTCGCACCGTCGTACATGACGGAAAAACGTATGGTCAGCACAGCCGCATACGCCTTTCACCTGAGGATGCGGTACGCCTGGAGGCGATGGGGTTTGTTCTGAAAGTATCCGTCGTGCGCGGCTTACTTTCAGATCCAGATGACGGCGGGGCTGGTGATCATGCCGGCGGCGGCGATGATGACACTGACGCCCGTTCTGCAGATGACGGAACCGGCACCGCCGGCGACAGTTCTGCTGATACCTCTGCCAGCAAAACTGCCGGAAAAAACGCTAAAAAGACAGGAGCGTAATCATGGGGCCGGTTGACTGGGATAAAAAACTGCTGGCCCCTAATCATGCTGTTTTCGGGGAGCCCGTGGAGTACCGCCCCCGGAACGGCACACCGTTTTCCATCACCGGCATCTTTGACCGCGCCTACACCGTGGACGTTGAGCCCATCGATGATAACGGCCCGACCGTGAACACTACGCGGCCGGTGCTGGGGGTCAGGGACAGCGCGTTTGTTTCCCCGCCAGTGCAGGGGGATATGCTCTATATCCCCCGCGTCCGGACGCTGTTTAAGGTGGCCGACGTGCAGCCTGACAGCCATGGCGGAAGCCGCCTTGAACTGAATAAAGTCAGGGAGGAATCATGAATTCCGCACGACTTCGGGAGCTGGCCGTTACCGCGCTCAGAGGGAATACGCTTGCAGAACACCGCGTCTATTCCCCGCGGGACTGGGCCACACGCAGCAAGGATTACCCGCTCATTCTGGTGCAGACGGTCTATGAGGAAAAATTTTCGAAAGGCCGTAACTCCCCCCAGTTCGATACCGTCACCACGCTGCAGATAGCCGCAAGGCTCGAAGAATTTGATGGTGAGCTGGACGACGACGGGGCTATGAAGGTACAGCTGAATCTGGAACGGATGAAAGAGGAAATCGAACGGGCTGTGATTAACAGCTACGAGATAACCCGTTACACCCAGCAGATAAAGCATGTCCGATCACAGCTCAACCTGAACCCGGAAGGCGAGGCCCACGTCGGGCAGCTCGTCATTCAGATGGATGTTGAATATTTCCAGGGGCCGGATGATTTTTACCCCATCGAAGGTGACGAGCTCGAGGAGCTGTATCTCGTAATCGCCATGCCGGACGGGACCACAAGGCCCGGTCTGGATATTACGTTTCCCCCACTGGACCCGTTACAACCCACGCCAGATCCTGAACCAGGAGAATAACCATGTTTGTTAAACCCGCTCCGGGGCGAATGATACGCCACCCGGACAAGGGGACCTTTTTGCCTGAAACCGGGGCAGAGGTGCCGGATAACGCCATTTTCTGGCGAAACCGTCTGCGTGATGGCGACATCATCAGGGCAGACAAGAGTAAACCTTCAGCCAGTACCGGTAAGCAATCCGGGAAGCGCGCTGGCGAATCCGATAAGGATCCTGAAGCATGAGCGAGATAGATTCAAATATTCTCACGCCGCTGTTCTGGGCCTCGATAGACAACAGTCAGGCCAACAGTGCCCAGGCTGTTCAGCGCACGTTGCTGATTGGTCAGATGCTTTCTGCAGGCTCAGCGGCGGACAGTATTGCCGTTCCCTGTGGGTCGGCACAGATGGCTATCGAGCTTGCCGGTGCCGGGTCCATGCTGGCCGAAATGGCCCGCGTCTATATGGACAATGACACCGCCGGTGATGTGTACCTGCTGCCGCTGGCTGACGGCGCGGATGATGCGGCTGCAACGGGCAGTATTGCCATCAGCGCCGTTCCCACGGCTAACGGCGTGCTGTCACTCTATATTGCCGGTACGCGTGTGCCGGTGACACTTATCACTACCGACACGGCAGAGGTTATCGGAACGGATATTGCCGCCGCCATCAATGCCATGGCATCGCTGCCGGTCACGGCGGAGAGTGCCGTGGCCTCCGGCACGGCGACCGTAACCCTGACGGCTAAAAATAAGGGCGACACCGGCAACAGCATTGATCTGCGTCTCAACTATCAGGGGACCGCCGGGGGAGAGCAGACACCGGCAGGGCTGGGGATCGTGCTCACCGCCATGAGCGGCGGCGCGGGTACGCCAGATATGACGGACGGGCTTGCCAGTCTGAAAGACAAGGCCTTTGATTTTATTGTCCTGCCTTACAACGACACGACCAGTCTCGATACCCTGAAGCTGTTCATGAACGACAGCACCGGGCGCTGGAGCTACCAGAAGCAGATTTACGGGCATGTGTTTGCCACAGCGACCGGGACCTACGGCCAGCTGACGGCGAAGGGCGAGACGCGCAACAACCAGCATGAGTCCCTGATGGGGGTGTATGACTCACCCTCGCCGGCATATCTGTGGAGTGCGGCCTATACCGGTGCGGTGGCGGGAAGTCTGCGAACCGATCCGGGGCGTCCCGTTCAGACGCTCCCCGTCTACAGCGTGCTGGCCCCGCCGGTCATTTCGCAGTTTGACCAGCCCGAGCGTAACAACCTGCTTCACAGCGGTATTGCCAGCTATACCGTGCAGGATGACGGTACGGTGCAGGTCGAAAACCTGATAACCACCTATCAAAAAAATGCCTGGGGCTCGCCGGATAACAGCTACCTGGAAGTGGAGACGATGTTCACGCTGATGTACGTGACGCGCGACCTGAAAACGCTTATCACCTCGAAGTTTGGCCGGATGAAGCTGGTTGATGACGGGACACGTTTTCGTGCCGGCGCGCCGATTGTGACGCCAAAAATCATCAAAGGTGAGCTGCTGTCGCGCTATACCCAGCTGGAATTTGAAGGATTCGTGCAGGACAGCGACGCATTTGCGTCCGGGCTTCTGGTCACGAAGAGCAAGGACAACCCGAACCGCGTTGACGTGCTGTGGGATGGCATTCTGGTGAATCAGCTGCGTATCGTGGCCCTGATTAACCAGTTCCGTCTGCAGCCGGCAGCCTGAGGATAAATCATGAGTGATAACTTACTCGCCGGGACGGCTTACGTCTCGGTGGATGGCACCACCATTATGGTAGGCGGCCAGTTCAAATACGCCACGGGGCGCGTCAAGCGTGAATCGCTCATCGGTATGGACGGTGTACACGGTTACAAAGAAACATTTGTGACGCCGTATATCTCCTGTCAGGTGCGTGATGCCGGTAATTCGGTGCTGTCGGACTACAACGACATGACGAACGTCACCCTGGTGGTGGAGCTTGCCAACGGCAAGACGCTGACCGGTGGCGGAATGTGGACCACAGATGCGCAGGAGGTGGACAGTGAAGAGGCGCTGTTTACCGTCAAGTGGGAAGGGATGACCGGCAGCGTGAAGGAGAGCTGATATGACAGATATTTATGAATTGCCCGATAAGGAAACCATCACCCTCAGCCAGCCGGTTTCCGTTGGCAAGGAGCACATGGAATTCCACGAAATTACCCTCAAAGAGCCCACGCTCGATGAGGTTGATAATTTCTACCAGGAAAGAGAAAAGCATAAAAGCGCGCTTGCGGGGATGGGGCTGCTGATTTCGCTTGTTTCTGGCGTGCCCCGCCCGGCGGTGAGGAAGCTGTCATACCGGGACTATAAGCGCTGCGAGGTGTGGCTGACGCGTTTTTTGACATGGACGCCAGAGGAGGACGAGACGAGCTCGGACGACTCCGGGCAAATCTGACGTTTTACTGGAAATGGGGTCCGGCGGAAGCCGGGCCTCTGACCGTCAGGCAGGCGAAATACTGGGAGTGCCAGGCGCTCCGGATCAACAAAATCAGGAGTGGTGATGGCGGGTAATCGTTTCGATTTTGAGCTGGTCGCAAAGGATGAGGCCAGCGCGACCATAAAAGAGCTGGAAGAGACTGTCGCAAAAATGCTCCCTAACCTTGATAAGGCGGGGAAAAAAATCAATATGGGCGGCAGAAAAAGCGTTGAGGGACTGGATGACCTCAACAGCCGGCTGGACAAAATGGGGTCACTTGCCAAAAACAGCGTGCAGTATTTTGGTGATATTGTCCCGCCACTGAAACTCGCCGGAGAACTGGCCGGGCGTTATGGTGGCGCGATGGCCAAAATTGGCGTGGGTGGGGCGATCGCTTATGGTGTTGGTCAGGGGATTGCAACGCTTGCTGGTGGTATGAAAGAAGCGGCGGCGGGCGCGTATAACCTGAACGTTCAGGCGATGAATGCGGGAATGAGCATTCATGACCTGACGCAGGTGGCAGGGGGAATGCGTATTCTCGGTGCTGACACTAACAAGGCGCGGGACTCCGTGGAGACCCTGTCAAAAGCGTTAACGGATGCCATGAACAATCGCCAGAGTACCATAACTGGCGTACTGAACCAGATTGGTGTCCCCATCGCACAAAGGGCTGACCACACGGCGGATACGATGAAAACGCTGGAAAGTCTGGCGAAGGTATTTCCGACGATTGGTGCTCAAAAGCAAAAAACAGTATCCGATGCGCTGGGGCTGACGCCGGAAATGCTGGCGCTTTTGCGAGACGGCGCTCATTACAAGGAGCTCCTGGCGCAGTCAGATACGCTGGGCCTGACCGTCTCTGACGATTCTGTTAAGAAACTGAGTGGGCTGAATGATACGTTGAATGAGGTCAGCGCGTCATGGGAGGGGCTGAAAAACAGAACGAAAAATAACTTCTTTGATGGGCTGATGAACGGCGTCAGCATTGGGGGGCATAAGGTTTTAAAATCAGGAGTGAAAGACGGCCTTGAGGGTGTATCCGATCTATTTGATCACGGTGATTTGACTGGACTTTCCCATGCTCTGGGTTTTATCAGCACGGATAACGCGCAGAAACTTCGTCGAATACAGGGCGACAAGTCGCTCTATAACAGCCTGTCACGACGTGAGCGCGGGGCGGTGGATGCGGGATTCTATACCGATGCGGTGCAAAAACGCTACGACAGCGCCTATGGTGCGACGGATAAAGCCAGTCAGCTTCTGCAGGATATGAATGTGGTAAACCGCTCTGACAGAGCAGGCTTACCACCTGCCAGTAATGCCCTGTATGACCAGCCCAGGAATAATGCGCTCGGACTTCGCAACCATAACCCGCTTAACCTGCGCTCTGCATCGAATGAAACCGGCAAGGTCTTTGCCGGAAAGAATGGCTATTTTTCCCGGTTCGGGTCGGATGAGGACGGGCTCGCGGCAGCATCAAGGCAGCTGTTTTTATACGGCGATCGGGATAAGCACACCCTGCAGGATGTGATTGGCACCTTTGCACCGCACAGTGAAAATAACGTCGAGAATTACGTCTCTGACGTATCCAGTGCTACCGGGTTTAAACCCGGCGAGAATATTGACCTCCACTCTCCGGATGTGCTGAAGCGACTGCTGCCGGCGATGATAAAAGAGGAGCAGGGCACGCAGCCTTTCAGTCAGAAGGATATTGATACCGGAATAAATGACGCCATTTTCGACTCGCGCTGGAGTGGCAAGCGTAACCCTGACTACCTGCTGGCGCAACGCGGCCAGACTCAGGGGGGGGAACAGCCTGGTATTATCGAACCCGATCAGACGGCGGAACTGACAAAAGCCCTGCGGGACATAGTGGCTCAGGCGGGTAAGGACGGGAAAACACAGCTGGAAGTGACGCTGACAAGTGCAAATGGTGAGCAGAAGCGTGTGCAGGTCCCGTTTGGTGGCAAAGTGACAACATCCATGAGCTCTTATTGAACAGAGATGCATATTATCTCTGTGATAAGGTCCGTTGACTTGAGTAAATAAATGGTATTGCTTATGAAAAAATTGATTCTTTTTTAGTTTTTGATATCGACCAGCGCATTTGCTGAGAATATCTATTCGGATAGCATTTGTGGGTATAAACTAAATGACATCACTTTCCCTTCAAAAGGTGAAGTAGAACATGATGTAGATGGTGCATGTTTTAATGGGAAAAACATAACGAAATATATATCAGATGGGGGTGAAATTACATCGGCGACCTTCAATAAGGTAGCCGATGTTTTTTACTACACAGTATATAAAGGAACAACAGCTGGTTATGATGATATTGTGGTTATGTCAGTGGCTTATAAAAAAGGGGGGATTTATGCTTCCGCGTTGTTTGACACAAAATCTGAACCCCACGCAAAAAAACCTGAAGATGAAACAACAGGGTTGACAGTTACATGGTATGACGACAGGAATAGCACGTTATATTTATCAGCAAATGCATGGATGACGTCAAACTCAGTACGGGCGATGAAATTTTCCGATAACTATTCAAATAAAGTCCTGAGCCAGAAGTTTTTCACTGACGGTGATATTCAGTTTATAACTGAAAAGGGGCTGTCGATTAGCCAGATAGGTCATGATAGTAAAGGGGCTTTTTTCCCTGCCTATCTTTATGGTAGGGACGGAAAAAAAATATGTCAGCTCGATACCAGAGAAACACTCTGGGCAGTTGATCAGCCCTGCTTAGATGAAGGTGTTGCTCTGAAAGAACGGTGATAACTGGGTCAAGGGCCTGAAGCCCTGCCAGCATGGTTCTTTTGTTTAACCCATGTGTTCACTGTTTTTTCATACACAGCCCGCATATCGCGGGCTTTTTTGTGTCCGGAGAAAAGATGACGTTAATCCACGATGCCGTGAACTCAGCAAAAGACTCGCTGTTTGGGCCCTCCGGTGACAGCTGGAAATGGTCTGAGCACCTGCATAAAGCGTCCTTTCGTGGGGTCCCTTTTGGCGTTGAGGGGGGAGAAGGCACTTACGGCCGTCGTCAGGCGGTCCATCAGTACCCTTATCGTGACCAGGCCTGGGTGGAAGATATCGGGCGCAGTATGCGAAAATTTACCCTGCGTGGTTTTCTGGTGCAGAGCAGCCGGCTCTATACCGCGCCCGATGTGATGACGCAGCGGGATTCGCTGATTGCAGCCTGTGAGACAGGCAGCGCCGGGACGCTGGTTCACCCGACACTGGGAGAGCTTACCGTCAGCATTCCGGATGGCGGGCTTAAAATCAGCGACACGCTGGCAGGCAACGTGTTCCCGTTCACGCTGACGGTGATTGAGTCGGGTTTGCGGGTGTTTGCCATCACCAGTTCAACGGATGCCGCCTCCACAGTGCAGGCATCCTGGCTGTCAGTGGCCGCCCAGGCTGTTGGCAGTTTTACGGGCGAAATCCACGGGACGCTGAACTGGTTCGACGGGACGCTGAAAACGCTGCACAACACAGCTGATTTCTGGGCCCGTACCGTGACCAGTACCATGGATTCAGCCAGCAATCTCGGCAACTCCCTGCATAACACTTTCAGCCGTGATACCTACGGTCGCTATAACCATGGCACGTTCAGCAGCGCCTCTCCCTCCGGGGCGGTACAGGCGGCACAGGCGACCACCACCCAAAACACGCAGGCAGTACAGGCTTCCCTGACGTCCCTGCTGCAGGATACGACGCCGGAAACTTACGCCAGCGACACCCTGAACGTGATTAACGGGCTGCTGCTGGCTATCACCTCGCCGGCGGACTGTGTGAGCACCATGCAGACGCTTTCCGGCTTCACCGATCCGCAATGGCACCCGCCGGGGGGCGAGACGGTGGTATCCGGCATTGCGGCTCGCTTTTTTACCGCGCTGAGTGCCGGGGCGATGGCGAACGCCGCCGCCAGTGTCACGCTGCAAAGCTATGACGATGCGGTCAGTTTGCTGGATGCGGTCAGCGACACGCTCGACGGAGCAATGCTTAACGCCGGTGATAACGGTGAGGACGGGCTTTATAACGCCCTGATGGTGCTGCGCTCTCAGACCGTGTCGCTGCTTCGGGACCGTGGCGCAAGTCTGGCTCCTGTGGTGCAGCAGCGTTTCGGCACATCGCTGCCGGCACTCTATCTCGCCAGCCGGCTCTACCAGGACGCGGGGCGTTCAGATGAGTTAACTGACATGGCGAATCCTGTTCACCCGGCGTTTATGCCGTATACCTTTAAGGCACTGAGCGAATGAGTGATGAATTAACGCTTGAAGTCAGCGGACGTGAAATTTCTGGCTGGGATCAAGTTCGGGTGACGCGCAGCATTGAACACTTGCCCTCCGATTTTTCCCTGTCGCTGATGGATTATTATCCAGGCTCGAATGAAAAGCAGCTGGTCTCACCCGGCGAGGCCTGCGTGGTTCGCCTGGGCAACGACCCGGTAGTGACCGGCTACATTGACCGGTGGAGCGCCATGATTGGGCCGTCGCGCCATGAGGTCCACGCGTCGGGGCGCGGGAAATGCCAGGATCTGGTGGACTGCTCGGCCATCTGGCCGAACAACGTGATTGAGAATGCCACGCCGCTGCAGATAGCACAGAAACTGGCTGCGCCTTACGGGATAAGCGTCGGTACTGATATCACAGACCTGCAGAACGTGCCGCAGTTTTCACTGAACTGGGGGGAGTCATCGCAGGAGGTGATCGACAGGATGATGCGCTGGGCGGCGCTGCTCTATTACGACCTACCGGACGGCAGTCTGTTTCTGACGCGTGTCAGTACGCGAAAGGCCGCCAGCGGCGTGGCCGTTGGCCGGAATATCCAGGCAGCATGGTATGACAGCTCCTGCGACGGTCGCTACTCCGAGTATACCGGCATCTCGATGCCCACGACGGCCGTGACCGAAATCTCACCGGATGAAGGTTACGCCTCTGTGACACTTGCGACCGCCAGTGATCCGGAGATAGCCGCCATGCGCTATCGCAACCTGATGACGCTGATTGAAAGCACGCTGAATACTTACGGCTCGGCGCAACAGTACATCAACTGGGAGATGAACCGTCGCTTTGGCCGTTCACGGGTGCTGCACGTCACGGTGGACAGCTGGCGGGATACCGACGGGAAACTGTGGGAGCCGAACACGTTGATCCCGGTGACAGCCCCTCAGCTCAATCTCGACAATGACGCCTGGCTGCTGGGGGAGGTGACGTTTCAGAAGGATGAACGCGGGACCACGGCGCAGATGGTGCTGATGCCGCCGCAGGCTTTCATGGTGGAGCCTTATCAGTTCTACAGCAACATTATGGAGCTGAATTACAAATGAGAGAGCCACTGTATCTGACGCTCCTGAAAAAAATCGGAGAGCTCGACGGAAGGATCCGCGTCATGTACCGAAAAGCCATGATGGCGCTCACCACGGGCAAAGTGACGGCCATGAACGATGCGGGCGGCGTTCAGGTGCTGCAGTACCAGCACCCGGCAGAGGTCAGGGGCAGCACGCCCCGTATGGCGGAGTTTGGGTTTTCGTCCGGACTGCCGGCAGGAACGGACGTGCTGATCGCCTGTATTGGGGGTGACCGGTCATCGGGGATCGTTATCGCAACGAATAATTCTGCATACCGGCACAGGGGGCTTAACCCCGGTGAAACGGTGATTTACAGCCAGTGGGGCCAGTTCGTGAAGCTGACTGAAAGCGGTATTGAGGTGCAGGCGAACGGCCAGCCGGTCGATGTGAAACAGGCGACTCAGGTCACTATCGAGGCGGCACAAGGGGTCATGATGAAAACACCGCTGCTGCAGTGCACCGGTGATATCCAGGACAACTGCGAGGGCAATACCACCACGCTGAAATCGCTCCGGGAAGCCTACATTAAACACGATCACGACGTGGAAGGTGTTGAATCCGGTAACGCCAGCAAAACCACTGAACCGACGAAGGAGCAGCCATGAGCGATATTCGTACACTCTTGCCTGCACCGGACGGGAGCGAAGCTGACTGGATAGTGGTCCCCGGCGATTTGCAGCAGGGAGACGATCTGCAGACGGCGGTTTACATCAGTCTCTTCACCGATCGGCTGGCGCGCGATGACGATCAGATTGACGGGACCGACCGGCGGGGCTGGTGGGGCGATATGGGCGCAGAATACCCGATTGGCTCCCGTCTGTGGCTTTTGCGCCGCCAGAAGCTGACGGTACAGATTGCCGGAAAGGCGGAGGACTACTGCCGGGAAGCGCTACAGTGGCTGCTGGATGACAGTGTGGTGAGCAGCATTACGGTGCAGACCCGCATAGCGTATCCGCGCACGCTGCTGCTGGGGATTGCGTATCAGGAGCCGGGAAAAACGGCCCAGAGCGTAAAATATTCATGGGTATGGGAGCAGTAATATGCCGTTTGCAAGGCCGACACTGAGCGACCTCCGGGCGCGTAACGTTGCGTTTATTGAATCTGAACTCCGGGGAAAAGGGCTGGGGTCGTTGCTGAGGTTTTCGAACCTTCGCGTGCTGGGTAATGCTGATGCCGGCATGGCGCATCTGCATTACGGCTATCTCGATTACATTGCCCTGCAGACAACCCCTTACACCGCGACCGATGAATGGCTGGCGGGCTGGGCGGCGTTAAAGAATGTTTTCCGCAAGCCTGCCGCAGCAGCAACCTGTGAGCAGGTGCTGGTGTCCGGCACAGCCGGTAAAACCGTACCGGCAGGCAGAACGGTGCGCCGCAGCGATGGCTGCGAGTACAGCCTCGATGCTGAAGTGCAGCTGGATGCCGACGGCAAGGGGACCGGGTTGATAACGGCCATCCTGCCGGATCCGGCGACAGACCCGACCGGCGGCGGTGATGCGGGCAATGCGCCTGCAGGGACTCTCCTGACGCTGGATGTGGCGATTGCCGGTGTGGACTCCACCGTTACCGCTGTGGTGGCCATCGCCGGTGGTGCGGACATCGAGGATGAGGACGCTTTCCGGGCACGGATGTTACTGGCCTGGCAGGATACGGCGCAGGGTGGTAACGATACGGACTATGAGCGCTGGGCGCTTGCGGTGCCGGGTATCACGCGTGCATGGGTGGTCAGGCGCATGATGGGCGGCGGCACGGTCGGGATTTACATCATGTGTGACGGGGTGAGCGGTCATCCGGACGGTTTCCCGGTCGGCAATAACGGCGTATCACGTTTTGAACCGGATAATGCGAACGTGGCGACCGGCGACCAGGGTCGCGTGGCCGATGTGCTGTATCCTTTGCATAACGTCACGGCCGAGGTCTGGGTGTGCGGTCCGGCTCCGCTGCCGGTGGCCTTTGAGATAAGGGGTATCAGCACCGCGACCACGGAAACAAAAGCGGCGATTAAGGCCGCTATCGATCAGGTGTTCTACAACGAAGGGCGACCGGGTGTGAAACCTGCCATCGACACGCCACCGGTGGTGATTGACCTTTCCTCGATTGAGCTTGCCATTGCAGGTGTGCCAGGTACTAAAGGTTTTCTGCTGGCCGCGCCGGTGGACAACATCACGCCAGGCATCGGGCAACTGGCCATCACCGGGGAGATTACGTACACATGAACCCGAGCCGCTTTTGTACGGATGACTACACCCGCGCCCTGCAGGCATTAATGCCATCAGGACAGGCCTGGTCCAGAAGCCGCGATTCGGTGCAGGTGGCCGTGCTGAGAGCGCTGGCGGAAGGATACCGGCAGAGCGATGCGGACGCGCTGTCTCTGCTGCGCGGGGCATTTCCGGCTATTGCCGATGCGTTTTTGCCTGAGTGGGAGCTGACGCTGGGCCTGCCAGACCCCTGTGTCTATGGTTCTGATGAAGACACTGATGCCCGTCGGCGCGCCGTGGTGGCAAAACTGACCTCCGTCGGTGGGCTGTCCCGCACGTACTATGAAGACGTTGCCCGTGCTCTGGGTTTTACCGTCAGGATAACCGAATACCGTCCTTTCCGGGCAGGTATGTCCGGCGCGGGCCAGCCGCTCAATCATGGTGACTGGCGCTTTACCTGGTGCGTCACCGTTATATCACCGCCGGTGACGCCGGAAAATTATGACGCTTACCAGCAGATGGTCTGCACCCTGACCCGCGAATCCCCGTCTGAAACCCTGCTGATTTTCACTCACTGAACCAATAAACACGACTAATCGTCTTCGATGACGAGGGCTTAACACATGCAAAAAATAGGAAGCAGCACAAATACTGCAGACGCTAACGGAGAATTTACGGACGGCGACCCGCAGACACAAATCCCGTGTACCTGGGTGATGGCCGCCTGGCTGAACACCCTGCAGCGGGAGCTTGTCCACCTGTGTGAAGAGGCGGGCATTACGATTGATCCAAATGACGATACGCAGGTGTATCAGGCCATTGCTGCATTGCTTAACACCAGTGTCGAGGGGATGGTGAAAACCGTCAATGAACAGGAACCGGATGAGCACGGTAACGTAAAGCTGGGAACAGCAGCGGATGCGGATATACAGACTTCGAAAGATGACGTAACCGCCGGACGTGTGCTGGTTAATGGCGGTGCACTGGCCTTGCGTACTGTTCTGGCAGGCGCGGGGCGGGCGATAACCGATTTTGACGGGCTACCCGCAAACTCTGTCAGCTTTGGTTACAGTGACGCCACTCACTCACCAGGGTTTACCGGTTCCGTCCTTGATTTTTCTGGCTCCAGCGGCAGATACAATGCGCAAATTGCCACGCAGTACAACGGGAGCGGCAACCGCATCGCATTTCGTACCCATAATGGCGATGCCGCGGGAGTCTGGAATCCATGGTTCGAGTTGTTCCACACAGGGCACCTGCAGACAGCCGCGGAGACCGGCGCCATGCCGTACTTCGGTACCGCGCTGAACGTGGACCTTAATACTCTTGGGGCCTACAGCGCAGCAGGTGTTCACTATCAGCCGTCAAACGCTGGCGCAACGACCGCAAACCATTACCCCATAGCGGAGGCTGGCTCACTGGTGATAACGCCCAGTGCCTACGGCTGCCAGCAGGAATACACCACCTTTGGTGACGGGGTAAAGTTTGTTCGTGGGCTGGCAGGTCCCTGGAATGGTGTTAACGGCCCTTGGAACGACTGGAAGGAAATCCCGACGCTGGCGGTAGCGGATGCCCGATACCAGGGGAAATCACAGGCCAGCTTGGCGAAAAATGGCTGGCGTAAAACGGCGGACGGTTACATCGAGCAGTGGGGGTTTATTAGCCGCACGGCGGACTCAACCCATATTACGTTCCCCATAGCCTTCCCACATGAATGTCTTAACATTCAGTTAACTCTGGACTGGAATGGCAGTTTCCACGACCAGAATGTTTATGTTCAGACGCCGGCAACAACGGGATTTAACTATATTGCCGGCAGTGGTGAAGTTCGTGCGTACTTCAGAGCAATAGGACATTAATTATGTTTTACAGCGCAACAAATAATGGTTTTTACCCGGCAGAACTTAAGGGTGACTATGAGGCCGCAGGCTCATGGCCGGATTATGCCGTGAAAATCAGTGATGAATTATATGAATCATTACTGGATGGGCAGGATAACGGGCAAATTATCACCGCTGGGGATGATGGATTCCCTGTCCTTACCATCCCGGCAATTGACCACGTATCGGAGACGGGAGCGCAGAAGCGCACTTTGCTCACAGAGGCCGCAGAAATCATTTTTCCCCTGACGCTGGCCGTGAAGCATGGCATGGCCACAGAGGATGAAACCGCGCGACTGGAAAAGTGGGAGAGATACAGCGTACTGGTGAACAGAGTGCAGCCAGGGGAAGGATGGCCACCAAAACCGCACTAGTATTTTAACCCGCATGTTAGTTTTTCATGCGGGTTGTGTTTATATTAACACTCTTCCTAATGGTTTTATATCGCACCAGGCTTTTTTATAGTCCCATTCCTTTCTGAATGAACCGAGTGAAAATATTAATTCTTTGTTGTTTGAGTTGCAGTAATCTTTTGCTCGGCAGATGTTCTCCCAAAGTAGCACGCTGCCGACACTTAAATGATTATAGTTGGGGTCATAGCCACCATTAATATCATCCATATATACCCAAGGCTTGCTTTCTGCTTTAAATATGAGGTCAAGAGCGACAATTTTACCATCGATGTAGAGAATGTAACCAAAAAGCAGGGTTCTGAGGGTGTCCAGGGTTTCCACAAGTCTTTCTTTTTTAAAGCAGTTGATGGCTCCTTTCCATCTCAAATTAAAAAGACGGATGTACTCATCAGCTATCGTGTCTGAGGGTAGGGTACAAATGTCAATTATCTCCCCACCCATTCTTAAAAATCTGTTACGTTCTCCGTTACGCTTCTTTGCGGTTTTTTTGGAGAATGAGCCTTTAATGTGACATGCTTTATGTTGATTAAACATATCTGGTAATACGTTCCAGCACGTGCCTTTGTTGACAGGTGATAATTTTTTTGTTCTGAACGGAAGTATACACTTTACACCCGGCTGAAAGGGCAGGATGATATCCTCGAAAACAAATGGATATTTTTTGTCATAAATACAGAGCGAATTATTTGCCTGATATGCCACAGCAATTACTTTGCCATTATGCTTTTTAGAATACCAGGTCAGATATTTTCCCTGCATAGCAGCAAGGAAGCAAACTACTTCTGGGTGCGTGCATACACTTCCCCCAAAAAGGTCATAGGCCTGCCTGTAGGTCTCAGCATCACATTGATGCCACCCACAAATGGCTGTTTTAAGCATGTTTGCTCCTAAAGTTCGGGCGAGGGTTGATATCAAACATATGGCTGGTCTGACACTCGGCTGGAATTAGCCAATGTGGCAGCGCTATCCTGATAAATAGGGTCATAGAGGAATCAAATATTGGCTAACCCACTCTGAACGGTGGCGGAATCATTGGGTAAATCATTTATCGCGAGATTAAGGTTAATAAAACACCGCCATTGAAACGGACACAGCACCACTCCCTGTGGATTCCTACTAGCTGTGTCCTGTCTGGTAACTGGTGGAAGCCAGACAGCCCTGATATTCAAAACGGGTTGATTAAATGTCAATAACAGCTGTGGAACTTTTTGAGGAGGAGTGACTCTTCGGGAAGAGTGGAAATTCAAAAGCACCGCCATTGTAGCTGGCGCAACCCCAACATCTCGCAGGTGTTGCGTCGTGCCTGAAGACGGAGGAAGACACACGTTACAGTTACTCATAACGGGAGGAGTGAACGGTGACAGTAATGACACTTATGCGGGGAGCGGGATTCATTATAATATCCTCCTCTGGCTCTCCTTTTATAAATCTGAGAAAACTGAGCCTCGAGGTTTCACCATCCCGGAATCGCGCCGCCGTTAAAGATTTTTTCCGCTGATTTCGCTACCACGGGCGACTGATACGACTGTATGAACTCCTTCACGTTTTCCGCATCTTTATTGTCTTTACGCGTCACGATAACGTTTACATACGGCGAATTTTTATCTTCGATAAAGATGCTATCATGAACCGGCGACAGCCTGGTTTGCTGAAGGTAAGTGGTGCTGATGATGGCGACATCAACTTTTGGATCATCCAGTACGCGTGGCAGTTGCGCCCCTTCCAGCTCCATAATCTGCAGGTTTTTAGGGTTTGCGGTGATATCTGGCACGGCTGGTAGCAGGCCAACGTCTGGCTTAAGGGTAATCAGCTTTTCTTTTTGCAGCAGCAACAGCGCGCGGCCGAGGTTGGTCGGATCGTTGGGAATGGCAATGGTCGCGCCGTCGTTCAGTTCAGAGACATCATGGATTTTACGGGAATAACCTGCCATCGGGAAAACAAAGGTATTCGCGACGGCAACCAGTTTGTAGCCGTGCGCCTTATTGTCTTCCGCGAGGAACGGACGATGCTGGAAGACGTTTGCGTCCAGTTCCCCGTGACTGGTGGCATCGTTTGGCAGCAATGAGCCGCTGAAGCCGACCAACTCCACGTCCAGACCGTATTTCTCTTTTGCCACTTTTTTGGCAACTTCTGCTAAATCCTGCTCAGCGCCGTTAATCACGCCGACTTTAATATGTCTGCTATCGCTAATGCTCTTATCGCATCCTGTCAACAGCACTCCTGCAAGAAATAATGCGCCTACTTGAAATTTCACAGAATGAGCCCTTTGGTTGTGATTCGCTTATGACGCACGTCGCTTTACGTGTCTGGTCAGAAAACATATGCGCTTACGTGAAACCAGTCTCAAGCGTCGAGGGGCTTTTGATCAGGCACTGGCATTTCAGAACCTGACGCAACACCTGAAACCCGTAGATACAGAGCCTGGCCTGAAAAAGAGAACATAAGGCGCGGCAGATATTAATAACGGGAGCGTCTTTGGGCGAAAAAAATGGCGATGGCGTTAACCCGGCAGATGTGGTGACAGCAGAAACATGCAGGAAAACGCCACCATAGAGGTTGGCAGTGCTTCTGTAGGTATACCACTGTCCGCAAGGATAGAGATCAGAAGCACTGCCTTATCTGGAAAACCGGCAGGAAAACCAGACAGGGAAGATTCTGCGAACGGATTTAATTATTGTCAATGCACCTGAAACTACATTAGTTCTTGCAGCAGCCCTCCGTGTGCAATAGGGGCTGCGGCTGGTTGCTTGATGTTCATGCCTGAGCAACTGACGGGCATGGTAACCGAGTGGTGTATGAAATCCTACCTGTTAGACCCCTCACCATTCTATAATCTGCGCCGTATAAATAATGCTTTCCATTCCGAATAGTCCTTCAGCAACCATCTTGAACATCGGCCAATCTTCATTGGGGCAGGAAATGTCCCCTTTTGAATATTTTTGTAGAAGTATCTTGATGTGAACCCGGAATCATTCATGATGTACTTTAGGTCAATGAATGAATCATCAGAAAGGCTTGTACGGATTTTTGGCATGATATGCGTTTCCTAAGGTGGATGTACGAAATATGTGTTGAAAAAATGTACAAATAACAAATTAACATAGCGCTGCTTATCACGCTCTTGATATGCGAACTTTATCCTCTATCCATGCTTCCACTTCCCCTGATACCCACCTTACAGAACGACCAATGTTTATTGGTTTTGGAAATTCTCCCGTTTTCATCCACTTGTAAAGTGTCGTTTTTTTGAAGCCGACAGCGTGACAAACCTGTTTCAAATCCATCAAATATGTGCTCAAGTAAAGTTCTCCTGTTGAATGATGGTGGCGTTTCATATGGAAAAACTAACATTGACAAGAAAGGAAGCTGCCGAACTGCTGGGTATCTCAGCGGGCACAGTGACCCAGTGGGTTTTAGAAGGAAGGCTTAGAGCTTACCGGATTAACAATAAGCCGAAATCACCTTATCTGTTCACTCGCGAAGACTGCCTGGCTGCCTTGCAGGCTGTACCGGTCGATCCTGTTCATCTGAGGGAAAGGGGGGTGAAGCTTGAAAAAGAAGAGTCGTCCTTTCGTCGTCAGAAAGACGTCAGTAAAGAACTGGATGCGTTGCTGAAAGTTAGGACAGGTAAGAGTAGGAAAGCTGAGTGAAAAACCCGGCGCGGTGACTTGGTCAGTCTTTTATTCCTTCCCGGATGGGAAGAGGCCTCTAATCACGCCAAGGAATGCAGCAAATAAGTTTAATGTTGTTGCGGTAGTAATAGCTATAACAACCTTATCAGAAAGGGTTTGAACCCCAATTACATTTCCAATGATGGTAATGATTAAGAGCATCGCCCAACCGTACAAGCCTAGTTTGGCTACCTTGTATGCTTTTCCTGCAAACTTAGCGCGAAGATTCCTGTTAGCTATTCTATCTGCGACATCTTGCTCGCGTTCATCGGGATGCTTTTGTGAAGATGGCTCGGGAGTAGAAGGCGCTCCTGCTGGTAAATTCCAGTCCGGTGTGGATGATTTATCAGGAGCATCCTTGCCGATATCGTCCAGAGAATGAAACATTTATCTAATCGTTTCAGCCATTAATTCATTGGAGATAACTGCACCCTCGCCATCAGTGCGAGACCAAGCGGTGCCATCTTGATGTGTAAGGTATGAAAGCTGAGTTCCACGCAATGGGCCGTAGACATCAATAATTTTGTCGATGAGTGCATTTGTCTTTTTATCAGATTGAGGGATTGTTGGCGTTACGATCGCCATATCATCACCTTTCCACTCAACATTTCCGATTAAGTTTGTAATTTCATTGGAGCCATACCTTTTAACCTCATGATATAGAGACGGTATGACTGGCCCGTAAGGCCATTTTGCAAAGAAATCATCCACAAGCGGCTCATTGTATAACTTAAGGTGCCATGATTGTGCATAGAAGACTAGTTTTTGTAACTTCATTGGGGTGAGGTCAGGGATTTGACCACATTTTGCCTTCTCAATGAAGGCGTTAGCAACAGCAATAGTTTGATATGCCATAACAAGCCTCCTTTGGTTTTAATTTAGACAGTGTCATTGCCAACAAGCTAAGCGAACATAGCGCTTGCCTGGGCATGCATACAGTGGTTTGTTTAAGTATCTTACCGCATACCTAACTTCAAGTACATCATAATAACTTTTTAGCTTTCCGTCACTTAGATTCGGATAGGATCTAATTCTGTTGATAGTATTGCAGTGGCATGAAATTCTGCAAAGTACAATTTTGATAGTTAAACAGTATATGTAGTCGTGAAATGGATTTGTCAACCCTACATATAGTATAAAGCATCATCTTTGCGACCTCTTACTTCAAAACGTTATGCACGAATCTAAACCAGCCATGCTTCAGCCTCTTCAAACATCTCCTCAACTAACCGGTTCAACTTCTCTTTCTCTGTCTTGGTGCAGTCGCTGTTTACTGCATTAGCCTGCATCGACTTTACGCGCACTGAGGCGGCGGGGAAAACGGTATGAACACGTTTAGTCAACTCAGCAAGAATGATCTCCTGAGCGCCCTCCAGCCCTTCAACGTTTCTTTTGTCATAGACGAGTTCAACGAACATAATTCACCTCATAAATACTGGCTTTATGTACAGTATTTACGCCGCATTGATAAAGTCTGTCAAGGCAGATGAAAGCCAGTGATTAGATTTCCGGTGGTTTTGGGTAGGTATTGCGAAGCGAAAATGGACTACAGACCAAATGGCATAAGCGATCCGATGAAAAGGGTTGTGGGGCATGGATGGGGCAAAACTACGTTATAAAGTTCGTTTAAGTTCGTTAACTCTGCTTTCCACTGATATAGCTCATCCCTTGTTTTATGCGCTCCTGGACGATCTTTATCGATATTAAAAATTATGAGTTCATATTATACAAATGTAGCGAAAAAGGGTTTTGTTGCTGAAAAGATGAAGATTCTGCGTAGCGCGTTTTGCGCAACAGGAATAGACTGACTCGTTATTCGACAAACGATGCATAAGGTTTTCTATGACACAACAGCCACAAGCCAAATACCGCCACGACTACCGTGCGCCGGAATACCTGATTAGCGATATCGATCTGACTTTTGACCTGGAT